AAAACACTGGGACAAGGCATCCGGCAGGAGCAAGAACGCTGCGTACTGCAGTTTTTGCCGGAAGATACACAGCTGCTGGCCTGTGGCCGTTACGTCTATGAGATGAAACTTATGCGGAAGAACGGTTATACCGATACCTTTATCCCGGCCAGAGACTTTTTCCTGGAAAGGAGCGTGATGGGGCATGGCACATGAACGGAATACCCTGGTCGGCATCCTTTCTATGCCGCAGACACCCTCTTCTGCCTTTCAGGAAAAATGTGTCACCCCAGAAGCTCAGGAACAGGTCATCACAGCAGATGTCGGGTATGCGGCTCTTTCGAAGGTGACGGTGGCTGCCATTCCGTCGAATTATGGCAGAATCAGTTTCAACGGTTATGAGTTAAAAGTCGAGTAAAGGAGCAATCAACATGGCGAAGAACGTAAAAATCAATTCCGTTATCTATGCAGAAGTGCCGCAGGTTTCAATTCCTTTGGCAGAAGGAGAAGGTACTGCTGTCTTTTATGATACCTCCGGTGCTACTGCCTCTTCCGGCGATATCCTGATCGGAAAGTCGGCCTTTCTTGGAAATGGGGCTGTTACCGGGACAATGAGTAATAACGGTGCCGTCAGCGGCAGCATCGCGAAAGCCGATGGTGCCTATACCATCCCGGCCGGCTTCCATAATGGCAGCGGCTCCGTGCGTATTAGCAAAGAGGAACAGGCCAAACTCGTCAGCGGCAACATCAAGTCCGGGGTGACGGTCCTTGGCATCAGCGGCAAGTCCAGCGTGGTCGATACCAGTGATGCCACTGCGGCTGCGGGGACGATTGTCAGCGGTAAGACGGCCTATATCAACGGCACCAAGGTGACAGGCAGCCTGACGACCGTTTCCGTTTCCCAGGACAGCCTGACGAAAGTACTGACGGTCGTGTAGGGAGGAAGAGATATGAAAGTAGATGTGAAGATTGCCGGTGCCAGTTACAGTGAAGTGCCGGCCGTCCTGATTCCGCTAAAGAGTGGCGGCAAGGCTCGTTTCTGTGAAGTATCTGATACGACGGCAAAAGCGGCTGATGTGGCCAAAGGCAAGACTTTCTATGATGCAGACGGCAATTATACGGCAGGGACGAATACGGGAAGCGGCGGTAGCACCAGCACTGTTACTGCCACACCTTATAAGGTGACCATCCAGCAGGTGCCGCACCAGACCATTTCTGCTTCTTTTACCCCGCAAGTGGCGGGAACGATAAATACCCTTGCAAAATCCGGAAACGAAACACTAAATCTGGAATCTGAAGCCACTCTTGGTATTTCGTATGCTTTCAAGACAAAGATAACACCCGACGCGGGGTGGATCGGCGGTAAGGCTGTGGTGTCAGGAAAGCTCGAAGATGGATTGATTTGCGGTGACGTTACCATTACGGCTTCGGAAGCAATTCAAATCCCGACCGACATCACGGTCCCGGAAGGATATACTACTGTTTACTTAGGGCAAAACAAGCTCTATCAGGATCAGGGCCTGACGGTAGAACTGACTTCAAAGAGACAGATCGAAGCCAACAGCAAAATTTACGTCATGGATGTTACCCGCAATTCGTATACACTTCTTAACCTGTTCTGCCCATCCAAAAGTAATAATGTGGGAACAGGTTTTGATGAAAAATATGTCGATTTGAGCGGTATCTCTAAAAGCCTCATCACAAGCCTGGGCTCGCTGTTCCTGGGCAACAGCAATCTGGAATCAGCGGATATGAGCGGCTTTGGGGACATTGAAGGCATCTACAGCTTGTTTGCATACTGCAAGAGCCTCAAATGTGTCTACTTCGATACACTGAGGAATGTCGGCAATGCGACTATCAATACGTACCATACCTTTTCTACCTGTACCGCATTGGAATATCTCATCTTGGATAATGTGAACGTTGATTTCGTTGTCGAGGGGGGAACAGATAGTGACCGTGGTATTCCATCTCAGACGAAAGTCCTTGTACCTAAGGCGGCATTGGAAGCCTATAAGGCAGACAGCCATTGGAAGTCTGTAGCTGACCGCATCCTGCCGATGGAAGATTTCGATATCGTCCGTAAAGACGGTGCTGTAAGCGTCACCCCGAAGGGAGCGTGAGTTTTTGCTTATCGATAAAATCAATATTCCTGATTGTTTGGTCATCATCGGGCTGGTCACAGCCCTGATCATGGCCATTTTTTATAACCTCAACGAGCTGGCCATGTCCATCGCATCCGGCTTGCTCGGCTACATTGGCGGCACGGTCAAGTCCGCCGTCAACCAGAAAGGAGAAGAAAAACAATGAAAGTATTCCTGAATCCCGGCCATGCGCCGAATGGCAATCCTGATCCCGGTGCCGTAAATGAAGAAACGGGGCTGCGCGAGTGCGACGTCGCCCTGGCGGTCGGTCAATCTGCGGCAAGTTATCTGAATGCTGCTGGTGTTGAAACAGAGCTGCTCCAGTCTGACAGCCTGTACGATATCTGCGAAGCAGCGAATGGCAGTGATGCCGATATCTTCGTTTCCATCCACTGTAATGCTGCTGAAGCAGAGCAGGCAAATGGCACTGAGACTTGGGCCTGTGCGGGCAGTTATCGCGGCAGCACGCTGGCCAACTGCATCCGGAAGCAGCTCGTCGATGCTCTGGATACGACCGACCGTGGCGTAAAGATTGCCACCCCTGGCGTCAACGGACTCTACGTTCTGACCAATACCGACATGCCCGCTGTCCTCGTCGAACTGGCTTTCATCACCAATCCAGACGATGAAGAAATCCTGGCAAACTCCCAAGACGCCATAGCCAGAGCCGTAGCTCGTGGTATTACCGATTATGAACTTTTGATTTATGGAGGGAAATGATCATGAACCGGGAAGAAATCAAGAAAGCCGTAGCTGAAACCGTTGTATCCTTTGCCAGGGAAGAAGCGGAAGCTGCCATCAAAGCCATCGACCTTGATGACCTGCAGCAGCTCGTCGAAGCGCAGATGAAGAACCTCACCGACCCGCTGGAAACTGAAATCCAGACCACAACGAGCTGGTGGGTCAAAATCCGTAACAGGTTGTATATCGTTTTGCTGCAGCAGGCAGTCAAATCCATCGTAGCTGATATTAAACAGAAGATTGCATGAGAAAAGCCGGTATGGGACATCAGGGAGATGTTCCATACCGGCTTTCATTGCCATGTAAAGCCTAAAATACTATTTTTTGCTCTTGTTTAAATAATTCTTTTGTTTTCTTGCCTTGCTACTGAGTTTTTTGTATAATAGGAATACGATTGAATGCAATGATGTTCCATAATCATTATGTATTCAGCAACCATCACACTGTTGAATGCAAAGGAGAATATAATGTCGCATAAGGGATATACTTATCTTGATCTTATTGAAGAAGTGTTACGAGAAGAAAAATGTGAAATGACGATTCCGGAGATTTGGGGATACGCGTTAAAAATGAGACTTGATAAAAAATTGATTTCTGTGGGTAAGACACCTGAAAACACATTAAATGCGAGCATTAGAAGACATATTGCTAGCGCAAGTCATGTTCGTTTTAAGCAAACATCAAAAAAACCAGCAAAATACTATCTTAATGATTAAGAGGAAAAAATGAATATATTAGATATTGATAAAATTTATGATATAGATTGCGTGGAAGGTATGAAAAAACTTCCAAATGATAGTGTAGATTTGATAATAGCAGATCCTCCATATAATCTTTCAAAAGGTGGGACTTGGAAATGGGATAATAGTGTAAAACTTGACGGTATGGGTGGAAATTGGAATAAAGTCATGCAGTCGTGGGATGACTATACTTTAGAAACCTATTTTGAATTTACTAAGGCATGGCTTACAGAAGCGAAAAGAATTTTAAAGCCAACAGGATCTATGTGGATTTTTGGAACTTATCACAACATAGGAATCATTAATGTTGTTTGCCAATTATTGAAAATCGAAATCATCAATGAAGTTATTTGGTATAAAAAAAATGCTTTTCCTAATCTTTCTGGTCGCAGATTAACAGCAAGTCACGAAACTATCCTGTGGTGTAATAAAGGCGCAAAGAAAAGGGAATATTATTTCAACTACAATTACTCGAAAAATGGAGATTTTAGCAAAGATGAATTAAAAAGTTCAGGAAAGCAGATGCGTACTGTTTGGGATATTTCTAATAACAAAGCTCGAAAAGAGTTAGCATATGGAAAGCATCCTACACAAAAGCCTATCAAGATAATAAAAAGAATGATTCGATTGTCATCAAAGGTGGGGGACATAATGATGACTCCGTTTGCAGGAGCAGGAAGTGAGTGTGTAGCTGCAAAAGAATGTCAAAGACATTATCTTGGATTTGAAATAGATAAGCAATATATTAATATAGCAGAAGAACGGTTAAAAAATGCTGATATTGAATTTAATGAAGAAAAAATTGATAATCCAAATGAGATGACTGAAGAAGCAGCATCTAAAAAGAAAGAAAGCAGAAAAAATAATAATAAAAAGACTGATGATGACCAATTATCCATATTTGATATGGAAATAAATATTGAAAAGAAAGATGAAATCAAATGATAAAACCAGTAATAAAATGGAGTGGGAGTAAGAGATCACAGGCAGATGAGATTTTAAAAAATATCCCCGCTCAATTTAATACTTATTTCGAACCTTTTGTTGGTGGTGGTTCAATTTTATATGCAATTCATCCACAAAAGGCTATCTGTGGCGATATTTGCGAACCACTGATTGCTCTTTGGAATGAAATAAAAGATAGACCAGAAGAGTTAGCTGAAGCATATACATTGCGCTGGAATAGATTACAGAGCGAAGGATATGAGGCGTATTATTCTATTCGTGATGATTTTAACCGGACCCATTCGCCAGAAGATTTGATGTTTTTATCGCGAACATGTGTCAATGGCCTTATACGATTTAACGCCAAAGGTGAGTTTAATAACTCATTGCATCACACGAGAAAAGGTATTAAACCTGAAAGTCTGGAAAAAATTATTATGGACTGGTCAAAGCGTATAAAAGGAACGCTATTCCTAGCAAACGATTATGTAACGACTACAGCAAGTGCAACCGCAGGTGATTTTATTTATTTAGATCCGCCATATTTCCATACTGTAGGACGGTATTATGGGACGAAATCTATTGATTTTGACGAATTCGTGATTTTTTTAGAGAAATTAAACAGCCGGGGAATAAAGTATATGCTTTCATTCGATGGAAAACGCGGAGATACTGATTATACAGTTAATCTCCCTAAAGAACTTTACAAAAGACATAAATTTATTGCTTCTGGAAATTCTAGCTTTAAAAAGGTTATGGATAAAGAATCGCAGCAAGTGTATGAATCCATATATATGAATTATTGAATAAAAATAGGGGGGAGGTTCATCTCCCCCTATTTTTATTCAATTTCTATAGTTCCATCAGTTGATGAATTTATAATTTCGACCATTCTTTTTTTTAGAGTTGTAGCGTCCATAGTAAATGGTACGATTTTTATTTTCCATCCTATTGATTTGGGAGCCATTATGAATAGCATATCGCACTGACTATTACGATGCACAACTGCGTCTTCTTCTGCATTGTTCTCTAAATAAGCTGCGGCAGAGATTACTTTAAATTTATCGAAATCTACCGCTTTTATAGGACGATACCAAGGGCCTTCTGGATTTATAGAACGTTCGACATTTGGAATGTAGCTCATTAGACTTTTTATATAATTAATTAACCCAATGCCTACTGACGGCTCTAGGTCTGATGATTTTTCTTTTGATTCGATACTTAGAAGTAATGGCTTGTCAAAAACACCAAAAAGTTCAAGAATGTGATCCGGGCGTTTTCCATTAACATCTTCACTTACGCGTGGCAGAGATAACCATCGTTTTTCTTTGTTATTATCAATGATTGAAAATCCACTCCAGTCTCCACCAGGAGGATTGCACATTCCTTCAAAGCAGTATTTTTTCAAGACCTTTGTGAACGTATAATGGATTCCTGTATCAACATCATCTTCATGATATTCACGCGGAGAATTTGAAAAGACTTCATTTTCCAAATTGGGATTAGTATGATTTTTACCTATATAATATTGTTTTAAAGAAGAAGTGCTAATTAATTCTTCGGCATCTTTGATGTCTGAATTTGAGAGAATTGGAACATCTAAAATCAAAAAATCACTTAAGGAAAGTATTGATTTCCATAATCCATTTGCCTTTGCTAGCTGCCTAGGATGATTTAATAGTAGTTTATAATTATTGAATAATAATGGGCCATAAATGATTGTTAATGTTTCGTTTTTATTATCTGAAAGCATCGCGGCTAATGGGAGTAATCCTCGGTCTGGCCGATTATCATCTCCACGAGGTTTAAACCCTTTAATTAAGCATAGTACAAGATTTTTTTCAGTATTGCTTAATTGAGATATAGTGGCATCATTGAAATTAGGATAAATCTTTTTTATCCCATTTGCTAAAGCAATACGATTTTTTGCGGGTATGATACCAATTGGAAGATCTCGAGATGTGAAACCAACGCTTAGTTTATCGATTAAACTTAAAACTTCAAGTATATGGCCATGGGCGCCCTTTTTAGTGATTTTTTTGTGAAAATTAAAACGTGCATTTGCAATACAATAATCAATTACATTTTGACCTGTTTTTTGGATTTTTTTCCAATCTGAAGATGTAAAATTAGTATTTTCTTTTGCAGATTCAGATAAAAAGCAAACTACATTAAAATTTTTAGTGAGTATAGAATTCCTTTCTGATGATGTGTCAAGTCCCGCCATCGTTTTCACCAAAAAAGAAGAGAGATCTTTTTCAGCGAAGTTATTTTCATCAAAATTTTTAAGCGCGGAGTCGAATTCTTTATCAAATGATTCTGATTTAACGTAAACTTGGGCAACAAAATTTCCAGATACTCTAGAAAAGTTCACATAGCTATAGGGGACAGCTGCATTAGGAAATCGTAAAGCTTTGCGATTTCGTGTTTGGGGATCGAGTTCATATTTTACAAAATCCACGATATAGATATATGGACATCCTGTTCTTCCTGTGGAAAAGGCACGACCACTTCTTTGCCAAGCTTGATTACCTGCTTGTAATGCGCTACAGAACTCAATTGCGCATATGATTTTTTCACTATTGTTAGTGACTTCTGTAATAATTGCATCAGGGGTTTCATCTAAGAAACTACCATTTTCTCTTAATGCTTTAAATATATCTCCCTTCCAACGAGAACGACCAGCTTTATTAAATCCGGGCAATAATATTAACTCCCATTCAAAGTCAAACCCTGAATAGGAAAAAATTATATTCTCAGAAATAGTTGCAGGAGATATAAGAGTCTTTTTCATATTTTGAGGATGCACTTCATTTAAAATTAAATTAGCAATCCGTTCACATTCAACAATATTATCACCATGAATTCGATAGATTTTTTTCATGTCAAAATCTCCTCACTTCATTTATATAAGTGAAACGCTTCTTTCGTATAGCCCATGTCCAAAGCACGGTAAAGAAACCGGGCAGCAATGGAGGAGTAGGGCTTCCACTTTTTACATTTCTTTTCTATAGATGCTTTCGACACATCTTCTGTTTTGTAAAGCCATTTGTAGCTTTGTAAAAAAGCAACGTCTTCGAATGGCAAGATGTCCTGTCTGTCCAGGACGAAAATCAAATACATCTTTGCGGTCCAAGTACCAATGCCGCGAAGGCTGACTAATTCTTTGAGCGCAGCTTCATCCGTCATATCAGGGAACTTCGTAAAATCGAGTTCTCCTGACAAGACGGCTGAAGCTGCGTTTTTTATATAGTTAGCCTTGGCAGTAGAAGTACCAATTGCCTTGATTTCCTCAACGGAGAGCTTTGAGATAGCCTCCGGGGTTATCTGACCCTCACACAATTCTTCAAACCGTCCATAGATTTTTGCTCCGGCTTTTACCGACAGCATCTGTTCGATGATTTCATGGATTAGAAAAGGAAAGGGATTATCAGTGTGTGGTTCATAGGAAATCGGACCTACCATACTGATGACTTTTGCAAGCCGTTTATCTTTTTTGCATAAATATTGGACAGAAGGACTGTCTTGATTCAAGGTGACGATAGCGGCCATAGAAACTCCTTGTACACACCGTCTGTAAATTTTCTAAGCTATGGTGTGTTTATATCGAATTTCTTTAATTATAACACACTGCAACGAAGGCTACTATAGGTACAATACAGCAGTACTTATTGTTTAGTACAAGTAATGAAAAATCGGATGCTCACATGGGCGTCCGTAATTTTTTTTTGCCCTTGAAGTACTTAACGATAGCCGTTCTGTCCTATTACTCCTGAAAGCAAATTTTTCAGGAGGTGTCCTCGATGACGGATGAACAGAAGCAAAAAATTATCGCCCTGCGCCGGGATGGGGCAGGGTACGGGCAGATTGCGGCAGCAGTCGGCATTTCCATCAATACGGTGAAGTCGTTTTGCAGGCGTCATAACTTGGCGGCGAAGACGGCGGCATCAGTCTGTGAACAGTGCGGCAGACCTATTGAACAGAATCCTGGACGGAAACGGAAACGCTTCTGCTCAGATTCTTGCCGGAACAAGTGGTGGAATACCCATCTGGAGCTGGTGAAGCGGAAGGCAGTCTATACTTTCACCTGCCCGAACTGCGGCAAAGAGTTCAGCGTCTACGGCAACAGCCATCGGAAGTTCTGCTCCCATGCCTGTTATATCGAATACCGCTTCGGGGGTGGCCACCATGGATAAAAGGACATTTCATGATGAAGCAACCTTCCAGGTGACGATGCATATGGCGAGGACGATGCTGGCGGAGAAACTCATCACCGAGAAGGAATACCGGGCTTTCGAGCAGGAGATGCTTCTCAAATATCAGCCCTTTTCCGGCGACTTATACACTTGCTAATTGTATCAAACAGAGTGATATATAGTGTCGAAAGGAGCTGATTTTATGCGGACTATCCGTAAAATCGAACAAAGCATACCTAAAATCAAGAAGCGCAAGAAAGTCGCAGCCTATGCCCGTGTCTCCATGGAATCGGAGCGGATGCAGCATTCCCTTTCGGCACAGGTCAGCTATTACAGCAGCCTGATCCAGAAGAACCCAGACTGGGAATACGCCGGTGTCTATGCGGACTACGGCATCTCCGGGACGGGCATCAAAAAGCGGCAGGATTTCCAGCGGATGCTGGAAGATGCGGAAGCGGGCAAAATTGACATCATCCTTACCAAATCCATCCAGCGGTTTGCCAGGAATACAGTCGACCTTCTCCAGACGGTACGCCAGTTGAAAGAGCAGGGCGTCGAGGTCTGGTTCGAGAAAGAAAATATCCATACTATGAGTGGGGATGGGGAACTGATGATGACCATCCTCGCATCCTTTGCCCAGGAGGAAAGCCGTTCCATCAGCGAAAACGTCAGATGGAGAGTAAAGAAACGATTCGAAAAAGGCATCCCCAATGGACATTTCCGGATTTATGGCTATCGCTGGAAGGGTGACCGGTTAGTTGTCATTCCTTCGGAAGCGGCCATCGTCAAACGCATCTTTCAGAATTTCCTTGATGGAAAGTCCAGGCTGGAAACAGAGCGGGAATTTGCTGCGGAAGGAATTAAGACACGGAATGGTTGCCAATGGCTGGATTCGAATATCAAACAGGTCCTTACCAACATCACCTACACAGGCAACTTGCTATTGCAAAAGGAATACATCACAGACCCCATCACTAAGCATCGGAAGAAAAATCGTGGCGAGCTGATGATGTATTATGTCGAGAATACCCATGAAGCCATTATCGACAAGGTAACATTTGACCACGTGCAGCAGGAAATGGCGCGGCGGCGTGAGCTGGGTCCATTAGCCAATAAAGCGTTAAATACCTCCTGCTTTACAGGAAAAATCAAGTGCGGTATCTGCGGCAAAAGTTTCGTCCACAGCATCCGCCATGACAGAAGCAGGGCAGAAGTATGGGTATGCCAGTCCCATAAAGTGCGGAACTGCAAGTGCAGTATGAAAGGCGCTATCCCTGCCAAAGTGCTGAATGAAGAATGTGCCGCGGTCCTAGGCCTGGATAAATTCGATGAAACGGTCTTTCTGGATAAGGTAGACAAAATCATGGTACCGGAACACCACACAATGATTTTCTATTTGAAAGATGGCCGGACGGTCACCCGACATTGGGTATCGACGGCAAAGAAAGACTGCTGGACCGATGAGTACAAGGACCGTCAGCGGGACTGGATGAGAAACTATATGGCAAGTGGAAAAGGTACCCGGTTCTCGCCTTTTACGACCCGGGTACGCTGTGCTGTATGCGGCCACACCTTCCGGCGATGCAAGCAAAGAAAGAAACACGGAATCTCTGTTCACTGGCGCTGCGGCCAAGGCGGCAAGTGCTGTTCTCTCAGCGTCCGAGAGGAAGACTTGATGAAAATTGCCGCTGATGCCATGGGGCTGGAAGCTTTTGATGGCGACCGTTTCCGGGAAGAAATCGAATTTATGGAAGCCGGGGCTGAAGACCGGATCACCATCCATTTCAAGGGTGGCAGGATACAGACTGTGCCATGGACGAAGCCGAAGAAGCAAGGAACCTGCCATACGGAAGCTTATAAGGAATACATGAGCCAGCTAGGAAAGAAACGTTGGACGCCAGAGAAAAAACAACGGATGAGTGAACAGATGAAAGCTCTACGAAAGGAACGTGGTGCAAATTGGCAAAAACAGTAAGAGCGATACCAGCCACCATCAGCCGCTTCACAGCAGCTCCCATCAACAGCCGGAAGAAACGGAAAGTGGCCGGCTATGCCCGTGTTTCTACGGATCATGATGACCAGATCAGCAGCTATGAAGCACAGGTCGATTATTATACAAATTATATAAGGGGGCGGGATGACTGGGAATTCGTCGGTATCTATACGGATGAAGGCATCTCGGCCACTAATACTAGACACCGGGATGGATTCAAGCGGATGGTCAGGGATGCCATGGATGGAAAGATTGACCTCATCGTCACGAAATCAGTCAGCCGTTTCGCCAGAAATACCGTCGACAGCCTGACCACGGTGCGGAAGCTCAAAGACCAGGGCATCGAGATTTATTTCGAGAAGGAAAACATCTGGACACTGGATGCCAAGGGCGAACTGCTCATCACCATTATGAGCAGCCTGGCCCAGGAAGAAAGCCGGAGCATCTCCGAAAACGTAACCTGGGGCCACCGGAAACGGTTCGCTGACGGCAAGGTGAGTGTTCCCTACAGGCATTTCCTAGGATATGACAAAGGGCCGGATGGCAATCTGGTAGTCAATAAGGAACAGGCCAAAACGGTGAAGCTGATATACCGTCTTTTCCTGGACGGCTATACGTTCCATTCCATCGCAGGCGAGCTGACTTCTCGTGAGTTGAAGACCCCGGCAGGCAAGACTAAGTGGTACCCTAAAACGGTGGAGAGCATCCTGACCAATGAGAAATATAAAGGTGATGCCTTGTTGCAGAAGCGGTTCACCGTCAATTTCCTAACGAAAGAAACTAAGGAAAATGAAGGCGAAGTGCCGCAGTATTATGTAGAACATAACCATGAAGCCATCATCAGCCCACAGATATTCGACTGGGTGCAGGAAGAAATCAAGCGGCGCCGGGAAGGGAAGAAACGCTATAGCGGTGTCTCCATCTTTTCGAGCAAAATCAAGTGCGGCGACTGCGGTGGGTGGTACGGCACCAAGGTCTGGCATTCGAAAGACAAATATCGCAGGACCATATACCGCTGCAACGATAAATTCAAGAACCATTGCAAGACGCCACATCTGACGGAGGGCGAAATCAAAGACGTTTTCGTCCAGGCTGTTAACCAGCTCATCGGCAACAAGGAAGAAATCCTCAGCAACATCACCTTGTTGAAGCAGCGGCTTACGGATACCGCATCTCTGGAAAAAGAACGTGATGCACTTGAATTAGACCTAAATATGCTGACCGACCAGGTGCAGCAGCTCATTGCCGAGAACGCCCGGGTGGCGCAGGATCAGGAAGAATATGGCAGAAAATACAATGAGCTGGTCAGTCGTTATGAAGAAACGAAGAAGAAATATGATCAGGTTTGTGCTGCTATGAAACGGCGAATTGCCAGAAGCCGGCAGCTGGAGAACTTCATCAAAGACCTGCAGGAACAGGAACTCATCAAGACTTTTGACGAAAGGCTATGGTGCAGTCTGGTAGACTTCATCACCGTCTACAGTAAAGAAGACATCCGGGTAACCTTTAAAGACGGGACAGAAATCAAAGCATAAAGGAACTATCGGTCATAAACAGGAGGTTTAACCTGATTATGGCCGATTTTTCGTGTTGTTTTCTAGCCTATGATATAATAATTGTAAGAACAGCCGATAAATGGAGGACACGGAAAATGGACTTATACGAAGAAGCAGTGGTAAAAAAATACATAACGCTGGTAGAGGCATTGAAATGTTTACCAGGGGTTATGCCCAACAAATCAAAAAAATTAATTGACGATGCCCTGGAAATAAGCTATGTACCCGGTTCTATGGAGATATCAGATTTAGGTTATCGTGTTGGTGAAACGAAATTATCAAAAGAAGAATACGAAGCTATTCATATAGAGGTGCAGTCTTTTTATGGAATTACGATAAGAATAAGCCCCCAAGGAGCTAAAGTCCTTATGAAACTGTATCGAAACGGAGATTTAGTCATGCATAAGGGAAAAAGTATAACTGAATCAACCGAGCTGCAGGCGTACATTGATAAAGAAAGTGCCTTTAAAAAAGAAGCTGACAGAATTAGACGGGAAGATGAACGAAAAAAATATCTTATTGAAAACCCTGATAAAATCAAAGAAGCCGATTTTTCATATTCTTTATTAGACAGTGTGTTTTATCGCAAATTCGGTGCATTTCGTGGATATAAAACGATGATTCTTGATGGTATTGAAGTTAAAAAGTCTGTCTTTGTTTATCAGAGCAATTCGGGGAAAACACATGATTCAGAAGTAGCATTTAGTTGGACGGACTCAAAAGGAGAGCCTCATAGATTATGTAAACCTAGCCTCTATAGTGAGAATAGAAGAAACGATGCTAACCGGAATTGGGGCCTACCAGAATAGCTTAAATAGCGATTTTGCAAAGAATAGAAATAATCAAAAGCCGTGAACTTATGAGTAAACATTATCATGAGTTCATGGCTTTTTTATGTGCCGATTTAAATAATATTTTCTATGCACACGGGGGGTTCAAAGTCCTTGCTATCGTTCCATTGTATCAATTACGTGACCTGTTGAGACGTAATGACGTTGGGATTGATACAAAACAACAAAAAGTGTGCATAGCAGAAGAATGCATCAGATATGGGGAGTTTGT